AATGTAACTTTTGAATCAGTTGCGGTTGCTAAGAAAGGATAATCTCTAAATTTCTCTTTAATTCCTAATGGAGTTATATTTCTTTTGTATAAACCACTATTTAAAGTTAAATCATCTTGTTTATTGAAAATACTGTAATTAAATGAATCTGTAGCATCTTTGTGATTAAAAGTAATATATGGGAAAGTTGGAAGTTTAGTTGTATTATCTACAGTTGAAAAATAAGCATAAGTTCCATTTGGAAAATCTTGATTTACAATAAATCTACCATTATGTTGATCTAAATCACCATCACCCTTGTAAATATAATCACCCACAAGTTTTCCTTCAGCAAAACCTATAGGTCTTAAATCTGAACTAACTTGAGGACTTATGAGTTTATAACTAGACTTTAATCTTTTTAGTCCACCACTTCCTGATGAATCTGGTATCGCTTTTGCATTACCGATAGATCCATAAATTGGATTACCATCATATGCCCAACCTAAAACAGGAGAATGTGCAGACCCAGTGTCTCCTGGACTTAACTCTTGAAGAGTATTTACATCTAAATTATCACTTAGTATTTCTCTAATTTTCTTTGGAGGGTAGAAGGAACAGATTTTATTACCCTTTGCTTTAGTTTCAGATTTAATTTGAACGGTATCTCTGTATGTTACTTTATTAGTTCCTGATAATAACCAATCATATCTTTCAACATTATTCAATTGCCATCTATGCAATTCAGATCCAAGAATACATCCAGAACCAAATGGAACTGCAATTACAGTAGTTTCACCCGTAACTGCTGAATATCCTTTTCCTTTATTTAAAATTTCTATTGATGTTATTGCACCACCAGAAACAGTTGCTCTCATTTTTGCAAACTTTCCTGAACCATTAATAACAATTTCAGGAGCAGTCGAATAATTCGTTCCACCTTCAACTATTACAATATCACTAATTTCTCCTAAAGCATTAACAACAGGTGATATTTCAGCATTTTTACCAGTCTCTACAGTTATTGTTGGTGTTCTTATAAAATTAACAATATTTGTTACTCCATATCCAACTCCACCAGACTCCATGAAAACATTACATATCTTACCTTTTACAACTGCATCTGCTGTTGCAGTATAATATGTTGGAGAAACAGTGCTTCCTAATCCTGTAGGTCCACTAATTGTGACTATAATATCAGGATAATTAAAAGTATGACTACCAGATCCTAAAGTTGTTAAATTGACGTAAACTTTATTATTATAATTTGTTTTATTAGTGCTTAATTTAAATTTATCAGCATCTATTACTGTTACAATATAATTTGTAGAGTCTGTTAAACCACCAATTACAGTATTTGATGTTGTATATTTTATTTCATCATTATTTTTAAAATTATGATCTTTAGCATAAATGCAGTTATCATAAGTGCTAATACCCACAAAAGTTTTAAAAAGATCTTCTTGTTTTTCTGGTGGATACTTTGTACTTGATACAACTACTTTATTATTTTGATATCCATGACCACTATTAGTAACAGCAATTTTTGCAACTCTACTTCTATCTTTCTTTGCTGTAAATGTATGTGTATTATTACCAAATGCTAAAAAGTCAATTGTGTTAATTCCTGCAAGTGCATTTGACTCTGAAATGTGAATTTTAAATGCTTTATCATCTCCAGGAAAGTGTGATATAAAATAATTACCACCATTTGATAGTAAACTAGTAGTAAATCCAATATTTGTTGCACCAACACCAATTGGAGTACCACCAGCAGTGTAAATTACTTCTTCACCATCTAAAAATCTATGATCTTCATCTAATGTAATTTTATTGTTAGTTAAATCAACTTTAAAATCATTAAATGATACAGAATGCTTAAATCCTTCCATTCTAAGTTGAGTTTCTGCACCTCCACCATTTCCTCCACTTATAGTGACCGATGGAGTGCCAAAATAATCGAAACCTTTGTTTGTTACAATTATTTCTTGTATTTGACCCTCATCTATATGAGCATTTGCTACAGCAGAACTTCCAAATGAATCAGCAATAGAAACATTAGGTGGAGATACAACACTATAATTATTTCCTTTATCTAAAACAAGAATTTTATCAATTTGTCCATAAAATACAGAATCATCAGATATTGGAGAATGATATTCGATTCCATTTAAACTCAAACCTACTGGTCCAGTAATATCTTCATTATTTTGATTATTTTCTGGGTTTTTAAGAATTCTTCTAAAATTATTTTGATTTTCTAATTTTGTTGTTACATCACCAATAGGAATTGCAGGAGTGATTTTATGAACATCAGTAGTAGTTGTTCCAGTTATTGATATTGTATTATTTAAATATAAATTCTGTGCATTAAGTGCCAATCTAATATTATTAGGATCTACAACCTTTACAAAATAAGTTCCAGTAGTAATTCCACTTACTCCACTACTTGTTGACTGTGGTTGATAGTATACTTTTTCTCCATTTAAGAATTGATGAGTTGGTATGTTTATATTATTACCACTTACATTATTTGATTGGAAAGTTACTGATCTATCTGTAGATTGAATTCCACTATCAGATGGATAACCCGAAAAAGCAACATATGTATTATTATCCTTATCTAAAAATGTATTTTGAATGTCAGAAACTAAAAATCCAAGATTAAGATTTGATGAGGAGAATGATAATCTTTTTTTGATGCTTAAAATCCCCATACTTGAAGTAACACCAGTTCCAACATAACTAAACTGTGTATCAGACGGTGTAGATGATATTTCAACATTAGAAATCAAAACATTTTTTGTTTCTCTATCTAAAATATCAATTCTATCACCTTTATGTAAAAAATGGTTATCTAAAGTTTCAATCGCATTGGTCAATATTGTTGGTTGTACAATTTCAAGAAAAGAAACGTTATTATAGAACCAAGTATTAAATTTTTTATCTGCAATATCTGTTTTTTCTCCAAGATACTTTAATTTGATATCTTCCTGCTCTTTGAAGAACTTAGTTTTCTCAAAATTAGTGGAAACATTAGATATTGCTCCCATAACACGCATTTTACATACTTTAGTAGTATCATTATCCTCATATCCAAAAATAAACACATTGTCTATAATTGGTGTGTTCTCTGATATTGCAACACTAGCATTAGTGTCAAAAAATTGATTGTGAGATTTAGATTGATATGTGACAGGGGTGTAAGTTCCTGAAGAATTGAGGTATAAAAATCCATTTGTAGTTGTAAACCCAACTGTTGAGTCTACAGTAACTACTGATGTTGTTGATGCTGTTCCAACAACTTGAGTTTTATTGTTTACCTTGAAAGTTCCCTCCATAGAACCTTTAGATAAAGAAATTCGATGATATTTCTTACTTCCTAAAAATATTTCTTCTACGTTACTAACTGCACCTGTAGCGGTAGGTGAAGTTACTGATTCTTGAAAAACTACTGTTTGTTTTAGATTTATTGGATCTCCTTCAAGTGCTTCAACCATTAATTGATCTGCTACGATCCAATCTGCATCAGAAGACGTAATAGTATTATCAAATGGTTTTAAAATAGTTACACCTTTTCCAAATAAAACTTGAAAAAGAATATCAAGTGCAGTATCAGTTCCCTTTGAAGTGTAAAAATCCTTTGCTCTCGTTAAAATGTTGTCTACTGAGAGTCCTGACATAAAATCTCTCTTTTCAACACCAGGCAAATAGTTTGCTTTGAACTTTTCGTAAAATTTAACTAAGAATATATGACTTAAATTAGAAATAATAGTACCAGAATCATGATCATCAGACTCTGTTGTACTAAATGTTAAAAATTCAGGGTTTCCATTTTGCTCCAAAGCAGTTATTGCACTAAAACCACGAACACAACCAGTAAATGAAGTCGCAGTTTTTGCTGTATATGTTATAATTTCATTATCAACCTTAAAAAGTCCGTAACTATTCGGAAAACCAAGAGTATTAGTCACATTAATGATATCATCAAAAGATGAGATATCTTCAATCAACTGAATCGGTGCTAATGCTTGATAACCAACAATATTGAGATCAATAAAATTGGAAATATTTTTTACATCAGTAATATTCTCTGCAAGATCAATATTACCATATTCATGTTCTTGTGAAATATAGTATTGATTTAAAAATTCTTTAAATAGTGGATTTTCTTCGTGAATAAAGTCTGGAATCTGACTATCCAGAATATGAGAGATTTTTACTTTTGTATCTGCCATTTCTTATCTGGTAAACCTTTTTGTATTGACGAAACTTGAAGGTGGTGCATATGATGAACCTGATCTATCTGAACCTGAAGATACAGTATCTTCTAAAAGTGTTAATTTACTTCCGCTAGTAGTATCTAGGACGATATAAAGGTTCTGTTTTGCGATAATATCATTTGACTCTGGTATTACCTCAATTTCAATTTTGTTTGTAACACTTGAAGATGAAATATTAACTGCAAATAGAATAATTTCACCTTTTACATAGTCTACTGTACCTGCATTGTTGTTAATAAAATTAGGAACATCGTCAACAAGAGTAAAGAACCTAACAACACCTGTTAATCCATCAGAGTTTGGTAAGTCTGTTAAGAATACATCTCCATCAACTCCTGCAATTTTGAATGATGTAGATCTTATGTTAAATCCTTCTAAATCAGCATGGAATTGATTTGCATAACATAACTCATAGTTTGCGAGTTGTCCATATGCAGGAACCATGTCTCTTCTCATCTTAAGAACAGTTATGTTTGATGTAATTGCAGTATCCACTTTATCAATTACAGATAATAATTTACTATACTTAAGTCTACCTCCAAATGAGTTAATATCAGGAGACTTAGAATAGGTTTCAATTGATTTGAATATACGAGATGATAGATTTTCTTTTGTTGTTACAAATCCAGGATTATATGATACTGTAGAGTCATATTCAACATATAAGAATTTTAAGTCAATGAATTCTTGTTGTATTCCTGCAACTGTATATTGTTTTAATCCTGCTGCTATTGCACTCTTTGCAGTACTAGACAATACTTCACCTGTTTTTGGTTTGACGGTAATGAAAACCTTACCATACTGAGGAGGATCAAGTTCTTCTCCACCATATGCACTGACAGAATCAATGTTTGGATAAACGGAAGGAACTAGTCCAATATAATCATTTGCGGTAACTGCTCGATATTGGGACGCATATACCCTTGGAGCAAGGTACTTGACATTATCAACGGGTTCAATATTATCACCATTCTCAGACGCTTGTGGAACCGTTAGAAGGGATATATTACTTGTTATTGTAGTGTCTGATATTGTATCTCCTACTCTTCTTGGATAACTTAGATTCCCTGCGAAGTTAAAATTACTTGCACCATTACCATCTGTCCCGTTAGTAACAATATAAGAAACTTTAATAGTGCTACCATTTGGTGGTTTCTTGCCGAGGACACCATCACCGAAGAGAATTTGATACTTTTCATCTGAAACCTCTTGTATAAGAAAAAGTCGAGACTCTGAATTGACCTGGAATATGTTTTCGTATGCATTATACACTTCAACTGTCCCAGTGCTTCCATCAGTAACAGAAACTCGTATAGATGTTGTATCTATATTGGTATTTGGTAGGATATATTTTGCATCTAACTGTGAACTAACGACTTCAAATTCTTTTGTGAGGTAATTTCCTTCAAATATTTCGATATTTTGGAATGATGCAACACCATTACTCGCAGGACTGACTGTAACCTTCTCTGGAATTGAAAATCTGAATGATCCGTTCTGAATATTACCTAGTGCAACTATCCCTGCATTCAATGTAACGTATCTCGCTGCAATATTTGATGTATCAACCGTAAAACTTATCTTTGCAACTGCTGATCTCTTTGATCTAGGTACATATCCGATGTTTCTTGCAAGTGATACAACGTTTTCTCTTACAGTAGCACTATCAATAAACGCTTCATTGACCGCCATGTTGGTATTATAGGCAGTAATATAGGAATTATACGCTAAATTATCAATTAGTACCGAAAAATTAGATCCTTCAAAGTCAAAATCGGTAAAATTCGAGTTTGATCTCAAATAATCCTTAATTTGAGTGCGTAAATCTTGAAAATCTAAGTTGGTAAACTGATTGAATGCCATTATACCCTTGTCGGTTGTAGTAAGAACTCTATAGATTGACTCGGAATCGGTAATCCGACAATATTGTAATCAATTTGAACGTTTAATGCGTTACTATCTTCATCTGCAATTACGTATACACTATTTAACTCAATTCGTGGTTCATAATTCTTCAATAATGTACTAATTTCTTCCTCTAATGCTGCCTCAAGACCAGAATCCATGTTCTCAAAGAGTGCATCACCAATTGATGTACCCAATAACTCATTAAAAAACCTCTCATTAATCCGAGTTCGGGTTAGATTAATGACAGATCGTTTGATTGCGTCTTCGTTTCTCAAAACAGTTACATCATTCGTAACTGGATGTTTCTTAAAAGACAAACTTATGTCTTTAAATGCACGAGAAACCTTAGTCGTAAAGGTTGACATCCAAAATTGTAGTATCCTTACTTATATCTATAAGCGTTTTATCAACTTTATCTGATTTCTTAGGTATTTGCTCGTCATTTGTGACCTCACGCAGCATTTTTTGGTACTGGTGGTTGGCAAGATTGTCTAAAAAATCGTTTTGCATGTCAAATTTACACTTTTTCTTTTATTTATTGACCTTAGTAGGTTGGTGGTAGACAAGAACAAATGCCTCACATTGAGGACAAGAAAGATTGGTAACGATATCATACTCTTCATTACCATAATCCTCTCCATTGTGATCTCCACCCCAAATTAATTCGGAATTACAAGACCAGCAGTTCATTTCTTACCCTGACCCCTGTATCTTTTCTTTGCCTTATTGCGAGACGTTGCCGAGTACTTAGTGTGCTGACCCCGCCCTTGCTTGGTTTTCTTTGGTTTTGTTTCCATTTGCTCTAGATTAGTAAGACTTCTCATTGCCATACTCAATTCACTCCTTTTAATAAACTTTAACGACGATTTTTATACTCATAAGACATCAGATAATCCGTGTCTTCTCATGACCCACTCGAATCTTAGGGTCACACCAGATCTCGAAACCTGCTTCAATGGCATCGAGACAGAACGAGACATCCTCGCCACACATATCCTGCACCTCTCCAGATTCAAATACTTGCATCTTTGGAGCAAACCAAGGGTAAGGGAGACCTTCGTGCTCAAATACACCATTCTTGATTAATAACCAACCGAATCCTGTATAGTCGCATGTGAAAGGTTTGCGTCTCTTGCTCATAGTTTCGATAGTCTCATGATTCATCACTCCACCATTATTACGGAAGTCATCCTCTTCTAACCAATGTGCAATCGATGTAGTCTTTCCATCTTCAGTACAGTACCATCCTGCTGCGATATCCTTATCCATCCATACAAGACGGTAGAACTTCTCAGTATCAAATACAATGTCACTGTCAATCCATAACTGATAGTCGTACTTTAACTTACCATCCCAAGGTTTCTGATCAGGTCCTCTTAAGACATTTGCACCGAGACACTTACATCTTGCGAAGTTCACCATTGAACTGTAGTCTTGTGATATCTGTATCTGTGCTCCGCTTTGTACAAGATCGAAGCATAACTGAACGAATGCTTTTAAGAAGATGTATGATACTCCTCTTCCTGGTAAACAAAATACAACTGTCTTTCCTTTGATCAGTTCTTTTGCTTTATCTATATTGAACTCATCTACAGACGCTGCCTTTTTCTTCGGCACGTCTGCCTTTACTGTAAATCCTTTTGCCATAAAACCGAAATAATTATACTTACATTATACCACTACAAGTCAAATCATGCAATGAGTATAGTACTAATATTTAGTCATCATATGTAAGGATGCCATAGATTACGAATGAGACTCCAACAAGTAATATCGCAACCATGATGTTTACACTATGAACAACTGTTACCATTCTAATAGTCTTCTTGTAATTTATCGAGTATGTCTATCAGGTCGTGCTTTAATGAAGTGTTTACTACAAGGTGCTCGTCTTCTTCGATTCTAAACTTGATTGTTTCCAGGAGTGTATCTTTCTCATACTGATCGAGGGTTAGTTCCATTTGTTTATTATTATCTGTGTCAAAGTTATATAGAGTTCAGGGTTTTTATAGAAAAAAATTCTGGGAAAATTTTTGGAGGGCCTCAGAACCTTTATAGGGAATCCCTTTGAACCATACAGAGTTATGTATAAAATGCTGAATCTGTGTTGGGGTCTTGGGGGAAAAAAAATTTGGGCGGGTTTTTTATCTCTCTCGCTTTTTGGGTTCGTTGTAGGTTAGGGTAGTTAGTCGTTTTTAAACGCAAGG